AAATCTCATAAAATTTATGACATTGTAAATAAATTTATTAGTGTTCCACATGAAGGTTTGTCATTCCTCATTAATAATCCAAATACCGGGTTGGGTCCAGTCCATATTGATGCTTCAAGAATGTGTGCAATTAATATTCCGCTTGAAGTAGACTTTATTAACTCGTGTTTTTTTATTGAAAATCAGGAATGCACTGAAAGACCATTCCATAACCAAGATGGACAATTGCATCCCGGAACTAAGCGATTTTTATATGAACCTCAAAAATATGATTATTATAACTCTAGAGAACCAGTGTTAATGAATACTAAAAAGACTCATGGTTTTTTTAATTATTCAAATAATTCGCGTGTACTGTTTAGTATCTCATTTACACGACCATACGAGGAAGTATTATCGGAGATAATTAGCAATGACTGAATATAACAAATATCCAAATATGAAAATCCTACATAATATGCCGCAAGATTTTATTGATCTTTGCGTCAATTTATGGGAAACAACTAAAGATGACGCTGTAAATGGACTTAATGGCAACAGAATTTACGTCGACGATCACGTGGAAAAGTTTATTGAGTTTAATTCTGAAGAATTAAACAGCCGCTTTGAAGAAATATTTGGTCTTAAAGTTTGGGGAACTATGTGGCTTATAAGTCATGCTAATATAGGAATGGTGCCTATTCATATTGATAGCAATAGGCCTGTTGGAATTAATATCCCCATATCAGTAGATTTAAATAATAGCTGCTTTTTTATTGCAAATCAGGAATGCACGCGACGAGCCCTATATCCCGGAGAAGTTCCAGAAGATAGAGTTGAACATGCTGTAAGATACGAATATGAGCCTGAGAAATACGATTGGTATAATGTAGAAAAACCTTTAATACTTAATGCATGGGCCGCGCATGGATATTTTAATCGAGCGAAAGAACGGCGAGTAATGCTAAGTATTTCCGTTGAAGGATTGTATGAGGAAATTTTACCTAAGATCCCGCTTGAGTTATACACCTAGTTTAGCGTTCCATATATAGTACGTAATGACACTTAATGGATTGTTGACGAACATATGTGGTACTATAATAATGAGGCCTACGAGCCGTCTGAAGGAGACCTAAAAGAGTGGGTGGGATTTGTTTATGTTATTACCGATAAATCCAATAATAAGATGTATGTTGGAAAGAAGACGTTTTGGTCTAAACGAACATTACCGCCGCTCAAAGGCAAAACCCGTAAAAGAAGAAGCGTTGTTGAATCAGATTGGAAATCCTATTATGGATCCTCCGATCTGGTTAAGCAATTGTTACTTGAGGCCGGGGAACAGAACTTCCATCGTGAAATATTATACTTTTGTAAATCGAAGGGAGAGATGGGATATCTCGAAGCCAAAGAGCAGTTTGATAGAAATGTATTGTTAGATGATAACTATTACAATGGCATCATTAACTGCAAAATACACAGAAGCCATGTAAAAAGTTTAAAATAAAAATTATATTTAGGTGTTTACAACTAAATATTCCTATGGTATAACAGTTATATCAAAAGGAGACATACAATGATCACCATCCACCAAATCAAACTTACCGAAGATCAAATTGCGGCAGTAAATCACGGAACAGTAGTTCCTGCCTTTGAAGCAAAAATGAGTGTTCAACTTGACGCCAAGAAATTTAAGACTGAAAATTTTAAATTCTATACAGAAACAGTCTCGGTGGATACTGATGATCTTGAAGTTGCCTTTGAAGCTACAAACTTGTGGAATATGCCACAGATTACAAAAAAATTCAGTGATGCTGTCTACTCATCTTCAGTAGGTGATATTTTCCAGAAAGGTGATAGATACTTTATGGTTGATACCTTTGGATTTAAAGAGCTTTACTTCTTCGCAGATGAGCTTATCTAAATTATAGGCAGGGTTTACATTCCCTGCCTATTTTAGTATAATGTATAGATTAAACAAAGGAAGTATATAATGATCTTGATTGACTATTCAGGTATCTCTATTGCCCCTATTGCTATGGGTGCAGTAAAGTGGGATGATGAAAACCTTATTCGCCACATGATTTTGAACAGTATTCGCTTATATCGCAAGAAGTTTAAATCATATGGCGATGTAATTATCGTGGGAGATAACGGCGGCAACTGGCGCAAAGATGTTTATCCTGAGTATAAAGGTAAACGGAATAAAACCCGTGATGAGTCTAAAATCGACTGGGACGTTGCATTTAAAAGCATTAATCTAGTCTTAGATGAAATTCGTGATAACTTCCCATATAAAGTTATTAAACAATATGGTTGCGAAGCGGATGACACTATTGCCGAAATCGTAAAATGGACTCAAGAGTTTGGTAACTATGAGGAAGTTATGATCGTATCTGCTGATAAAGACTTCAAGCAGCTTCATAAATATGGAAACGTGTCGCAGTATTCGACTATTACTAAAAAGCTGGTAAAGGTTGAAAACCCACGACTAGAACTTATGGAGCATATCCTTAAGGGCGATCAAGGTGACGGTGTGCCTAACGTTCTTTCTGATGATAGAGTATTTGTTGAAGAACGACGTCAAAACGTCCTATCAGCCAAGAAAAAAGCAGCTCTTATGGAAGACCCTAAATCTTTGGGTGAAGAAGTCTATCGCAATTATCTTAGAAATAAAAAGATGATTGATTTAACAGAAGACTCGGCATGTCCTGAGTCTGTAAAACAAGAAATCATAAATAGTTTTGTAAGCCAAGATCCGTCTGGCAATAGTAAAAAAGTTATGAATTATTTAATTATGAAGCGTTGTAGGCTTCTATTGGAATGTGTGGGAGACTTTATTTAATGGCACTAATGGTATATGAAGTTTTGGAAAAATTTGCCAAAGCTGAAACACGTAATGAAAAGATTAAAATTCTACAGGATAATAATAGTCAAGCTCTGCGTGACATTATTCAAGGTTCGTTGGATCCTCGTATCGTATGGTTGTTGCCTAAGGGCGATGTTCCATATACTGCGTGTGACCCACATAACGCGCCGACGACCCTACTAAAAAAACATAAAGACTTCTTATATTGTGCTAAAGGTGGCAAGGGCGATAATATGCCTTCCGTCAAGCGTGAAAAGATTTTCCTTGGGATTGTTGAGTCCATCCATCCTAAGGACGCAGAATTGGTGTGCAAAATGATTAACAAAAAGCCGCCAGTAAAAGGTCTAACTGTAAAACTAGCACAGGAGGCATTCCCTGGCTTGTTATAGTTTAGACGTTAATTTTAAACCTTAATCAGAAGTGTGTTCGTTTATGCGATCACACTTTTTTTATTTGGAGACAAACTTATGGTTTCAGCAACAATCGACCGCTTAAAGAAAGATTCACGAAATCTCGGATGGGCCGCGGCAAGATATAGAAAACAAGGAAGAACAGATAGAATGTATAAAGTATTAAACAAAAAAGCTTATCTAGACGACCAAATTGCTGAAATAGAAGAAACGCTCCTAGTACTAGTATCTGCATAGTTATACAATAGCCTCGGTTGCAAAAATAAATGCAATCGGGGCTATTTTTTTATGTACAGCACCGATATTGTAGTGTAGAAATTATATAACATAAGGAGATACACAATGACAAACATCACATTCACTCAAACAATCGCCAACCAAATTCCTCAAGGCCTTGACCGCTACGATCAAATCTTCGCAGCTAAGGAACTGATCCTTAAAACCGATTCTCATATCCTAGCTACATGCAGAGAGACTCTAGAAGAAATTGAAGAAATTATCTTACAAAGGGATGTATTACAAAAATAAGGGTGTACAAACCCTTCAAACTCTGTATAATAAAGTTAACAACTTTAAGGTGGGACAGTATACCATGAATATTTTCATACTTGACAAAAATCCAGTTAAAGCAGCACAGCTTCAGTGCGATAAACATGTGGTTAAAATGGTATTAGAGTCAGCACAAATGCTCTCTACAGTACATCGTGTGTTAGATGGTAAGCTTACTAAGATTCCCTCTAAGTCTGGTAAGACTATGGTTAAGCATTGGAAATTGGACCATCACGATGATATTATCTATAAGGCTGTACACGTAGGCCATCCGTGCACTGTTTGGTCTATGGAATCCAATAACAACTACAATTGGCACTACGTACACTTTGTAGCTCTGCATGACGAGTTTATGTATCGTTATGGTAAGACGCACAAATCGTTCGACGATCTTGGCGAAATCCTTAAGTCACCTCCTCGTAACATCCCAGTCGGTCCGCTTACACCATTTAAGCTTGCAATGGGTGCAGCACCAGAGTGCATCAATCCCCATGATCCAGTTGGTTCCTATCGTGCATTCTATCAAACCAAGCAAGATCGCTTCTCTATGGATTGGACTAAGCGGGATATTCCAGAATGGTTTGAAAAAAAGTGTGCATAGGGGTTTACATTTAATTTGAAATAGTGTAGTATAGTTATATCAACAAGGAGATATCTTATGCATACCTACTCTGAAGAACTCTTCTCGGACTTCCACAAAGACACCTACGGTTTCCGTCCTCGTGCACATGAATTCTACGATGCCACCCCCGAGCGTAAGCAGGAAATCTGGGATGCTATGGGTGTGGATTTCGACATCGAGCAAGAGCGTGAGCGTTTTCAGAAGACGGAAGACCTTGCTGCTTTCTACCGTGAGATTGAAATGCACATTGCCTTTGGCGCAAAGGATCGGGTTGATGCTCTTCGCTGGATGACTCAGGGTGAAAAGTTCTACCATCAACAGGATGTTGAGCATTGGGTTTGGAATCAAGGGATCCTTTTCACCGATGAAGGTCGTGCTCTTGTGAAAGAGCTTATGGGAATCGTTAAATTTGAGGAGTGGAACTAATGTGGGCAATTGAAGCACGTAACTTTGGTCCTGATGCAGACTATTTCTATCTTTCTGGTTTGGCCGAAGCAGAGTCTAAGAAAATGCACAAAAACTTTGCTAACTCTGGTGAATGGGCTATGGTTCGTTCATGGGATAAACGAGCAGAGTGGGAGCAGGAAAAAGCCAACGAACGTATTCGCAACTGGAAGAAAAATGTTTCTTGACTTTTGTGGATACAAACTCTCTAAGCTACAAGAGGATATGATCCAAAGCGCTGCTAGTCACGCTCTGAATTTACTTGTATCGAAGCGTATGAAAAATACACTTGAGATTACCATTACAATCGAAAAGAATCTGCTACATGAGCGTAACATTTGGGGTGACATGGATGTTGATGATGATGATCGTTCTCCTAAACTCTTCGAGATCCGTCTCAACTATTCCGGTGTACGCTCGTTCAAACAACTGATAAGAACACTTGGTCATGAACTTGTTCACGTTAGCCAGTTTGCTACTCGTCGTTTGCGCAACTTATCCGGCCCATGTAGAGTGGGATTTCTTACTGAACACTACAACACTATAGAAACAGAATATTATTCCAGACCATGGGAAATAGAAGCACATGAACTCGAAGAAGAAATCTACAACTACATCCTCGAAAAAGACCCGAAAATCGAAGACTACATCAAATCTAAGAATTGCCGGGGATGGGCAATCTCTGTTCGCAGCGGTAACATATGACATATTAGAAGAAATACAGTTTGGGAAAGAGGGTACACATTTACGATTAGTGGAGTCCCATATCGGTAAAAAAAGATATATACAATGTTGGTCCACTTTATCCAACCAATGGAACAATATGTATTTGTATAACGTGAATGAACAATGGGCGAAATGGAAACATACACATGCCAGTATACACTCTCGAAGATCTAAAAACGAAACAGAGACACGATGTAACGTGCAGCTGGGACGAACTACAGACAATGCTAAACGAACAACCAGATGTAAAGCAAGTGCTGTCAGCCCCAAAGATAGTAAGCAGCCGAATGGGAAACAACGATCTAAAAGTACCGGACGGATTCAAGGATCTGCTAAAAAATAAAGTTAAAAAAGGCTCAGGAAAGGGCAACACCATTAATGTCTAGATCATATTCTTCTAATGCTATTCGCATAGAGCATCTTCCATCATTTAACCCTTTAACTGAAAATCAGAAAAAAGCATATGATGATTGGAAAGATAATAAAAGCCATCTAGTACTTTCTGGTTCTGCCGGTACTGGTAAAACATACATGGGCATTCGCTTTGCTATGGAAGCCGTTCTCGATAAAGAAAGCCCATATGAGCAACTTGTAATCGTACGCTCAATTGTGCCATCACGTAATATCGGTTTCTTGCCTGGAATGGAAGAAAAACTTGATCCATACAAGAAGCCATACCAACAACTCCTGACTGAGATTTTTAATAACAAAGAAGCGTGGTCTAAGCTTGAAGCAACTGGTCGTGTTGTATTTGAACCTACATCATTCTTACGTGGTACATCATATCATAATGCAATTATCCTTGTTGATGAGATGCAGAACCTAAACTTCCATGAACTTGACACTGTAGCCACTCGTGTGGGTTATAATTGCCGTATGATTATGTCTGGGGATTACTATCAGTCAGACTTTGATAAAGAAGATGAGAAGAATGGTATTCTTACATTTATGCGTATTGTAGAAGACATGGCTAAATTTGAGATTACCGAATTTACATGGAAAGATATTGTCCGTTCAGACTTTGTTCGTGATTATATTATGACAAAGGAAATGTTAGGTATTAAATGAGCCAGTTTGATCCAACTCGTCCTGGTTACTTGACCACTATTGATAAAGGTGTTGCTGACAAAATTTATCAATACTATTTGTCTAAAAAAGATGATGAAGAATTTGTCCATCAGTGTGCTTCTCATAGTCTAATAGATACGGCAATAAATCCTAAGTGGCAATCCGACTTATCTAATGAAATGGAATATCTTAAAAATTATACGTATCCATTCGGCGGAGATGTGTATTGCCATTGGTTAAAGGTATATAATGAAAATCAACATCATCTAGGAGGTTTTCTAGGATTGCATCAAGATTATGGCGAATTTCCCGAGTTAAAAAATCAGGGAAAAATGATGATAACAAATTCCATATTATTACATCAAAGTGATGATTTAGAAGGTGGTGAGCTGATCTTTGCTGGTGATTCATTTGATAACACTAAAGACAAAATTAAAGCGCCAGATAGACCTTATAATACTCAACACATAATGCACCGAATGGAAATTGATAAACAA